TCGCGCTTGTGCGTCTGCACGTAGAACGCTGTCATCTGAGCCAATAGAAGCTCTATCCGCTCGAGCAGATCCGGCTCCTTCGCGCGAAATTCGTCGAGCAGATCGAGATGCCACGCCGGCCAGTTGGCGACCTCGTGCAACGGACGACGAAACAGGAATGCATAGCGACATAGCCGACGAAGGCCGGGATCGTCGGCTAGTCTTTTCCCCAGTCGTCGGCCTTGTTGACCTCCTCCGCGTGCCGGACGAGAACTTCGAGCTTCGCAGCCGAGAGCTTCTTCACATCGTCGATTTTCTTGAAGAACCGCGACCCGTCCTCGCGGCACACCGAGAACATCACGAGCATCTGCTTCTGCCTCTCGTTGTCCGCGAGCTCGATCTCGACCGAGCCCATCCCGGCCTTGTGCTCGACCTTGATGCCGCGGAGAAGCTGCTCGCGCTCGCCGGCCGAGATGCGACGGAAATAGACGATTCCCGTCTCTCCGCCGATCGTGACCTCGCGCGAGATGGGTGCCTCTTCCTGGACGACCTTTTCGAGGAAATCACTCATGCTTCACCCCGATTACGGCGACGGGAACGTCCAGTTCCGCGGGCCGGTACGCTGAATCGTCAGCGTCGCGCGGACGATCTCGTTCGTCTGGATGTCGATCTCGAAGTCCGCGACGTAACCGAGAAACTCCACGGTCGTTCCACCCGGAGACACAAGCCGACCGTCCGTCGAAGTCGACTGAGGATCGGACTGCTGGTCCGACAGCACGATCATCCAGCTCACGATCTCGCCGGAATCGTCGAGATCGAGCAACGCCTGGTGTGCGGCGGACCCCGGGATAAAGTTGATCGGGACGGAGATCGCGCCGGGATTCTTGAACCCCTTCTCGTACTCGCGCTCCACCGAATCGAGGCACGTGATCTCGATCTGGTCTCCCGGACCGCCGAGGCCAGAGATCCCCGTCGCACAATCGACCTTGAGGATTTCCGTCGTCGAGTAGACGAAGAACAGTCGAGTCCCCTTGGTCTTAACGACTCCATCGGTCATGACTCACTCCTTACGGCATAAAAAAACCGCCCGAAGGCGGTTTCTTGGGAACGGGTTTTGCTGCGTCTCTCAGTCTCGATCCGTCCAGAACGTGAACGTCATCGAGATGCGATACCTCATCGTGTCCGGGTCACGGCCGTTGCTGACGAGCGTCATGTGATGATGCGGCTCGATCGCATTCCTGACCGCTTTCGCCGCATGCTCGACTCCGGCATCGCTGTCCGACCACACATCGACCTGGACGGAGTAAGCATCGACCTTCGGCTGCTCGGAGAGCGTGTTCTCCATCGCGGCGCTCGGAACGAACCAGGTCACGTACGGCAGCGCCACATCCTGCGGCGCCATGCCGTGCCGATAGACGCGGTTCCCGACGATCGCCGCGGCCGTCGCATCCCCGGTGATCAGCGAATAAACGTTCGGCAGCATGTCAGAGCCTCACGCCGTTCTTCCGCGCAAGCCGCCGCACGATGCGGGTCACCTTGTACCGGAGCTGCTGCTCGAAAATCTTCAGGACCTCGTTCTTCTTCGCGTCGTATGCCGGCTGCAGCCAGGGCATCGGCTCGCGGCGCTCCGTGCCCCGCTCGAGCAGCATGCCAACACGGTACGCCGAGACGGCGCGACCGCGGTGCTCCGGGTAGTACGTCTTTCGACGGATACGCACCGTGTACCGCTCGCCCTTCGACATCTTCGGGTCGCGCACGGTGATGAGGCTGGCGCGGAGAATGCCGAGCGACTTCGTCGGCCGGCCGTCCTTGTTCGGCGTCTCGATGATGCGGTCGATGTTCGCCTGCGCTTCCCTAATCAGAACCTTCGCCGCCTCGTTGAGCGCGCTGCGCACCGGACCGCCGCGCTTGCTGACGACCTCGGGCGGAAGCTCCTGCAGCGTCTTGAGAACGCCCTCGAGACCCTCCATACGAACGGTCTGGAAGGAGCGGACGTAGTCAGTTGCCACAGATCGCGTCCCTTACCCACTGCTTCTTCGACGACCACGGCTTCTCGCGGCATCCGTTCATGTGGACGATCCGCGCATTCGCTGGGAGCTCCGTCCAGCTGAAGACGCCGTCCTGCGCCTCGTAGATACCGTCGGCGGCCGTCCATGCCGGCGCTCGATCCGCGAACCAGAGACTGAGCAGCGCTTGGTCGGAACCGCGGTATCCGGCAAGCTTCGCGCGCCGCATCGTTCCGACCGGATCCGCGAGGAACGCGTCGAACACGTCCGTCTGCGTGCCAGTGCGGTGGAACCAGGTCCCACCGCCGAAGCGAGGACTGCGACCCCATGTCGATCGTGGGCGCCATCCGACGAAGGGCTCGTCCCTCGCGAAGAACCCATCGAGCCGATCAACGACGAGGCAGTCGACGTCGAGAACCAGGATTCGCTCGCTGAGACTCGTCGCCCACCGCGACAGCCCGAGCAGCCGCGGGTATGACGACGGGAACGCGGGTCCTTCGAGCGTTCGGAGCTTCCGGAGCGCCTGCCACTCGCGCTCCGGCGGCCGCACGACGTCGACGAGCTCCGAGAACGCCTCGGCCGGATAGTCGGTGACGCACACGAACCGGCAGTCGCTGTGCCGGGCGACCTGCGCCCTGAGTAGATCAACGTGTCGCGGCGCGTAGCCGCGCGTGCCTTCCCATAGGAACGTGACGACGGCGTTCATCGCCCGTCAGTGAGGCCAGCGCTGCAGCGGAGCCGGTATTCCTTCACGCCGGTTTCGTCCATTTCGACCGACGTGATGTCGTAGACCCGATCACCCCATACGACTCGCCACTTCGGGTCGAGCCCGTCGAAGTACCGGAGATTGATCCGCGCCGAGGTCTCCGCGAGCTTCGTGCTCGCAGCGCTCGCCTCGCGGCCGGGCCCGGTGAGAACCTCGGCCGGAACGCCCTCTAGCACGTCCTCCCAGCTGATTTCGAGTGCTCCCGTCGCGGGATCACGCATCTCGACCTGGCGCTGAAACGTGATACGGTGCCGATACTTCCCGGGCCGGAGCGCTCTCATACGCCGAGATTCTTCCGGTGGAAGTGCAACATGTCGTCGACGTGCGGCAGCTTCGTGTAGATCGTCCCGACGACGCCCTTCGTGCGCTGCTCGTAGTACTCGGCCATCAGCATCTTGATCGCCTGGCGCACGTCGTCAGGCGGCATCGAATTCGTGTCCTCCTCGTCCCACGGGACGAGCGCCCGCTCCATGAACTGTTCCGCGTACGCCTCGGCCGCGAGGATGCACTCGACGATCGTTTCGTCATCCAGATCGTGCGTCATGTGGAGATGACGCTTCGCCTCGTCGAGTCCGATGATCATTCGGCCTTCCTCGACCTACGGGCGCGGCGCGGCGCGCGATCGTCCGCTTCGGGATTCGCTTCGTCGGTGACGCCTAACGTCTGCTCTAGCGGCAGCCCGAGCGCCTCGCGCAAATCCCCCTTCCGGAAGCACGTAAGCGCCGTCCCAGGAGTGCAGTTGATGATCTCGGCGCGCACGTCGCGCGCAACGCCGGCAAAGATCGCTGGCCAGTGTCGGATGCTGCCGCAGTTCCCGAGACCCTTCGGATGATTCCCGTGCCAGTGCGTGCCGCCTCGGGTGTGGCAGTCGTAGCCGATCAGAATGATCCGCCGCGCGCCGTAGAACTCGGCGAGGCAGATCGCGCCGGCGCCGGTGTTCCCGCGCGGGTGCATCACGTTCGACGGAAGGTGCGTCACGCCCTTGACCGCCGCAGGAGAGATCACTTCGCCCTTGAACGTGGCGCGGACCTCATCCTTGTGGAACCTCGTCCACCACGGCTCGTCGATGAAGAAGAGCACGTCGGCCCAAAGCGCGGCCCGATACGACGTGTTGCAGACGATGACGCCGCGACCTTCGCCGGCCTCTCGCCACTGCCGCACGAGCTCGACCTGCTCCATGGTCAGGCTCGGGCCGCTCGCGATGCACACGACCTCGAGCCAGCGCTGGCCGGGGACGCGCGCGACGAGCCCGCGCGTTTTCATCTGCTCGAACTTTTCCCGGGGCAGCGGAATCGGCTTCGAGCCGGCCGCGACGATTCGACCCTGGTACTCGAACGAGCGTAGGGGGATGGCTTCTATCAGCATGAGAAAAGAGAGGGCCCGCCCCGGAAGGCGGGCCCGAACGGTGGCATGACCCCGAAACGCTTAGGTGCCGGATGCGACCTGCAGCGAACCGGTGACGAGGGCCTCCGGACGATACACGGCGAAGGCGAGCCGCTCCTCGGCCCGGACCGTCACCATGTTCTTCTCGAAGTCCTTGTCGTTCTCGGTCGAGACGAGGATCTCGATCGTCTGTCGATCGAAAATCTGCGTCGCGAGCGCGAACGCGCCGACGAGGAACTCGTTCGGCTGAATCGCCTGCGTCGCCGCGACCGGCAGACCCCACATCCGCGGGGACGTCCCGTCCTGCGGCTGGCCGACGATGTACCGGCCCTCCTCGTCCTTCGTCATCTCGATCAGCGCCCAGTCGATCGGGTTCAGCACGATGCCCGTCGCCGGGTACTCCGCGAGCGCGACCTGCAACATCGCGAGGCGGATCCGGTCGATGCGCTGCTCCTTAGCGACGGTGACGCCCGTCGGCACGACGAACGAGTTGGCCTGCGGGACCATGCCGTAGAGGTTGATACCCGTGCCGTTGCCGTACACGAGCTGCGTCTCTTCGGCGATCTGCAGACCGTACCGAGCCCGAGCGTCGACCGCGCTGCGCAGCGCCGGCAGGTCGTCGAGGACCTGGCGGGACAGCTTGAACAGGTGCGCGATCGTCCGGACCGGCGCGTTCTCGAGCTCGTAGCTGATGTCCGAGTACGGCTTGGACGTCGCCGGGTTCTCCGAAACGACGTTGGCGTTGTTCGTGAAGCCCGTCTCACGGACATACTCGACCGAGTTGCTCGACGTCGTGCCCGGCGCGACGAGGTCGCGAATCGTCATCATGCGGAACGCGCCCATGACGATGCCCGGGCGCTGATCCGGATAGACGATCGAGTTCCCGTTCGTGTCGATCGACGTGATCGCGGCACGGGGCCCGGCGATCGCCTCACGCGGAACGCTGACGCGTACCGAGCCGCGGAACGATGCGCTCACGCCCTCCGCCTCGAGCGCCTCGGAGAGGAGCTCGCCGGCCGTCTTCTGACGCTCCACGGCACTCGCGCCCCTGGCGCCGGCGACCTTCTGCTCGACTTCGAGCTGACGCGCCTCGACCTCCTTCAGCTGCTGCACGAGCTCGCCCTGCTTCATCAGCAGATCGTCGACTTTCTCGCGCGTGGCCGCCGTGAGCTCGCCATGCTTCCGGATTTCCGCCTGGCTCTGCTCGGCGAACGCGCGGAGATCGTCGCCGACCTTCGCGAGGGCGGCATTCAGTTGCTTGATCTCTTCCTCGTTCATTTCCTCATCCCTTCGAACAGGTTGGACAGCTTCGCGACTTGCGCCGCGGTTTCCTTCAACAGAGCAGCGTTGCGCGTACTCTCTTCGGCAGCGCCAGGCGTGCCGGTGCCAGCAGCGCGGAGCATGCTGGACTTGTAGTCGGCCAAGAGCCGGCGCCGCTCGCTACGCGGAACGCCAGCCTTCGCCATGAGACGGTCGATGGTGTGCGCCGCGAGACGCTCACCGCGAGCGTTCGCGTCTTCCTTGATCTGGTCGGACTCGAGCAGATCGTCGGCGAAGCCGTCGGCGACCGCTTGGCTTCCGCCGATCCACGTCTCCCGGTCCATCATCTTCAGGATCTCTTCCGCATCCTTGCCGCTTCGAGCGGCGTAGATGTCGGCCATCGAGCGGTCGAACGGCTCCAGCCAATCCGCAACCTCGCGGAGATCGTTGCGGTTGCCGATCGCGATCACCCAGGCGTCGTGGATCATGTAGAAGCCGGCACGCGAAATTTCGATCTTGTCGCCGGCCATGGCGATGACGCTCGCCGCACTCGCCGCGACGCCGAGAATCTTGATCGTCACTTCGCCCTTGTGCTCGCGGAGCAGGCTGTAGATCGCGAGTCCTTCGAAAAGATCGCCGCCCGGCGAGTTCATGTAGACGGTGACGGGATTCTCGGCACCGATGTTCCGTAGCGCCGCGGCGATTCGCTTCGCCGTCACGCCCTCCCCGGTCCAGAAGTCCTCGCCGATGACGTCGAGGATCGTGATCGTTCCGCCTTCCTCGGACGCGGCCGCGCAAAGGCCCGGGTTCCACTTCGCGAGCGCGGACGGGGTGATGTCCCAATTCAGCCGGCC